ATATCTTTTCTTTAGATAATCCTCATATAAATTTTTATACTCTTCATATGTATATGATTTAGAACCAAATGCTTTATTCTCATCACAGTTATCTAACCACATTCTTTGTGCAAAACTCTCAAAACTAATCATGGTTAAAATTTAACTCCTCGTTCTCTTCATCCTCTGTAGGTTCTCCACAATGTGGACAAAAATTGACTTTAGTTTCTCTATCATCTGGTTTGATAACAATACGGGAATAGCAATATTCGCATTCTAATATCATTTAACGTATGCCTCAAATTCAGTATATCCACCTATATTTTTACCATCGATTCTTATTTGTGGGAATGTTCTGGCTCCTGGGAAGTTTTCTAGTACAAAATCTCTATTAAAATCTTGTTCTAGTTGATAATAATTATATGTATGATTCTGTTGTTTAGCTTCATTACAAACTCTTTGTGCTAATCTTTTTGCCATATCACAATAAGGGCATTGTGTTTTTCCATAAATTTCTATATTCATTTGAAAAATACTCCTATAATTTTAAAACATAATAACATAAAAGCAAATACTAATACTTGAACTATAGACATAACAGCAATCTGTTTCATTGGATGAACCTTTACTATTCTTTCTACCCAAGACTCGTCTGGAGATAGATTAACTACCTGCAGTATTTTCTTTTCCATTATAACTTAATAGCTAATAATAAGAAAATAGCCAACATTATAAAGTTAGCCATAAGCATTAATAAACCTAATATAGTATGATACCATATCCATCTAGTTTTATATGCATTTTCAATTGTTAAATCTGCTGGGTCAGGAGACTTTTCAATTTGTTGTTTTATAGCTTCTTCTTCTGCTGGGCTTCCCCATAGTATTTGAGATATTCTTTTAATCATAAACTTAATCCTTTTAATGTTGAATCATCTACGTCTTGTTTAACGCCACCAGTCACATAAGATGTAATCTCTGTTTCTTGTGGAGCAACTTGAACATTTCCTCCAGATATCCACTTCTCTGTCCAAGGGAGTGGATTCATCTGAGGAACTGTGTATGGACAAGGCAAACTTAATGCTCTCATTCGTTTACATCCTATCCATTCTACGTAATCTTCTAATATAGTTTGATTCAAACCTATCATTGAGCCATCTTTAAATAAGAATTTAGCCCAAGCTTTTTCTTGTTCAATAACATCTACAAAGAGTTTAATAGCATCTTTTTCATATTTCTTCGCTATTCTTTCCATATCTTTATCTTCTTTAAGTAGATTCTTTAATATAACTGTTGTTGCAGCTAAATGAGTATTCTCATCTCTTGCAATAAATTTTATTATTTTAGCATTGCCTTCCATCTTTTTAAGTTCAGCAAATGCCCAACTGCAGGCAAAGGATACATAAAAACGTATACCTTCTAGAGCATTTGCTGAAAGCATTGACATATATAAAGAACGTTTATGTGACATTGTGTTTGTTGCAGAATTATTATCTAGAATTAAGTCATCATAGTACTTAGCGATATCTTTTCCACAATCAAGTATTTCTTGAATATCTAACATCTTATCAAATACTTCTGATGGATTTGGATAAACGTTTCTTATTATATGTGTATATGACCTTGAATGAATTGTTTCAAAGAATGACCATGTTTCAATCCAATTTTCTAATTCAGGTAAACTTGCTATTGGAAGAAATGCCATATTCGGAGCTCGTCCTTGTACACTATCCAATAATATTTGTCTTTTTAAATTTGATGTAAATATATGTCTTTCGTGGTCTGTTAATTCGTTGAAATCTTTTTTATCTTTTGAGACGTCTACTTCTTCTGGTCTCCAAAAGAATCCTAATTGTTTTTCTGTAATTTTATCAAGTTGTGGATATTTAACTTGGTCATATCTTGCTATATCAACTCCTTCATCAAAAAACATGTTCTTTTTTAAGTGTGATTTTTTATTCTTTTGTAGTATTGGCAATTTCCCATTCCTCTAATTTTTTAAGTTCACGTTGTACTATCTTTTCTAAATCTTCTACGTCAGGAAGCATATCCCAATCTTCTTCGTATTCAGATTTTACAGGAGTCACAGTCCTCGTCTTCAATAGAAGCTTCAATTTCGTCGAGACCTTCCCTAATAATTTCTTCATCTTTCATTTCTCCTGCACCGTCATAAGTATTAAAATAATATAATTGCTTTAGTCCATACTTATATGCTGTGACTAAATCTGTTATCATAACAGACATGGGTACCTTATTATCCTCGAAGTGTTCTGGATTATAAGATGTGTTTACGGATATTCCTTGGTCGATATATTTTTGTAATATACCACATATAGCCAGATATCCTTCTGGGGACTCTTGTTCCCAAAGTAAATCGTATTTATTTTTTAGATGGTGATAGCCTGGTACGACTTGTGCCATTACACCGTCTTTTGATTGTTTATATGATACTAAAGCTCGAGGAGGTTCAATACCATTTGTACTATTACTTATCTGAGCGGATGTTTCAGCCGGCATTAATGCCATCAGAGTTGAATTTCGGATGCCAGTTTCTCTGAGTTGCTTACGCAAGTCTGTCCACGGTAAACGTTCCTCATGCTCTATTAATTTATCTATCGCTCGTTTATAAGTATCGATAGGAAGTATTCCTTTGGAATATTTCGTATCATTATTATATATCAATTTTCCTTTCTCAGCAGCAAGGTCTGCAGAACTTTTTATTAAATAATATGACCATGCTTCAGCATATTCATCAACTGCTTTATACGCTGATTTGTCATATTTAAGCCCTCTCTTTGCCAAGAAATAAGCAAGATTGATAATACCTACACCTAAAGGTCTTCTGTTCATCGTACCTCTTTGTGCTGCTGGTATTGGATAGTTTTGATAATCTAATAGTTCATCTAATGCTCTTACTGTTAAATCGCAATATTTTTCAAATTCATGTGGTTCGTTTATTAATCCCCAATTAACTGCTGATAAAGTACATAAAGATATTTCTCCTTCAGTATCATCTTGACTTATAAGTGGAGTTGTAGGTAAATTAATTTCACAACATAAATTACTCATTCTAATTGGAGCTCTTCTCTCTATGAAAGCACCATGTTTATTTGCATGGTCTACATTCATAAGATATATTCTACCTGTATCTTTTCTTTCTGTTAAGAATTGTTGAAATACTTCAAGTGCTGGTAATGATTTCTTTCTTATAGATGTCTTACGTTCATATGTTTCATATAACTCTTTAAACTTGTTTTGGTCAACAAAAAATGTTTCATATAATTCTGGTACATCATTAGGGTCAAAGAAAGTTATATTACCACCTTGGATTAATCTTTCATACATAAGTTTATTGAACTGAAATGCATAATCCATGTGACGTACTCTTGTTTCTTCAGTACCTTTATTGTTCTTTAATACAACTAAGTCTTCAAACTCATAATGCCAAATGGGTAGATATACCGTGGCAGCTCCACCTCTTACACCACCTTGTGAACAAGATTTTACTGCACTTTGGAAATATTTAAGGAAAGGTATTAATCCTGTATGAACTACAGAACCATCTCCTATTTTAGCTCCTAAAGCTCTTATTGAACCAGCACCTATTCCTATACCAGCTTTTTTACTTATATACCTAACAATAGAAGTAGCAGTAGCATTAATAGAATCAAGACTGTCTCCGGACTCAATGAGTACGCACGAAGAAAATTGTCTAGTTGGCGTACGCACGCCCGCCATAATTGGCGTAGGCAACGATATATAAAATTGAGATATTGCATCATAATAATCCTTAACGTATTTTAATCTATTTTCTTTATATGAACTAAACAAAGTCATTGCAATCATCATATAAAGTACTTGTGGTGTTTCAAATATTTGTTTTGTTCTTCTATCTTGAACTAAATATTTTCCACGAAATTGTTCCATACCAGCATAAGTAAATGTATCATCTCTTTCATGCTTAATATAATTACCCAACTCTACTTGTTCATCTTCATCATATAACTGAGTTATTTCACTATCATATACACCTAATTCTACATTTCTTTCTATAATATAAGTTAATGGTGGTACTTGATATTCTCCATAAGCTTCTTTTCTCATTTTATAAGATATAAGACGAGCAGCTACGAATTGATAATTTGGTGTATGTTCTGAAATAAGTTCTGCTGTTGATTTGATAAGTAGCTCATGTATATCATAAGCGGGAATCTTATCATAGAGTTGGATGTTGGCTTTTAATTCTATTTCAGACATTGATACGCCTGATATATCTTCAACTGCCCATTCTAAAACTTTGTGAACTTTATCTAAATCGAATGGTTGTATCGAACCATCTCTTTTAGTGACATTAATTGTATTTGTTCCATTCATTATATTATATATTATATCACAAATCCCGTGATTTGTAAACCTTTATTTTACTTTTTTTTCTAAATCTTCGATTCTTTTGATGAGACTTGGATATCCATCAAATTCTTCAATACCACATTTAGGATGAGTATCCTTTTCTAATAGCTGGAGTCTATTCATGATTCCAGGATATTTTTCATGGAACTTCTTTTCTTGTTTGATTAGGTCAATACCAAGTCTTCGTTCTAGCCAGGAATCGAACCTAAGTAGCCAGGCCGGCTGATATATTTTCAATAATATCGATATAATACCCTTGAAAATATTTATTACAAGGCCAATCACGTTAGCCTCTTATCTCTTCTTCAGGAATTGGTTTATCAATTTTAATACCAACACCTTGGCCTTTATCTCCATCGGGCATTGTCACGTTCCTATAATATATAACTACTTCGCCCAATTGTTTTATATATCTCTTAAGTTCTTGCATATCTTCAGCCATGACTTTATAGTCACCAACTGTAGTTGCAACAAAAACTATTTCTCCACCATTTAATTCTTTCATCTCATCCATAAATCTATCAAGATATGTATAACCTTCTGGCCATTCTGGATTTTCTCTTTCTGATAAATCGCAAACTTTAGGTCTTTTATCTTCTACCTTTTTACATGGATTTGCAATTCTTGCTTCTGAAACAACGTACCATTTAGGTGCTGTTAATTGAACCGTACGTGGTAAGTCCGGTTGCATAATATCTATTTCTATTGGTTTAGATACTATGTCTATTTTTTTAGTAGGTATTAAACTACAACCACTAATTATTAGGATTAGTGAGATTGTACAAAGCTTCTGTATCATCTTCAAGTCCCTCCATCACTGCTTCACTTGCATCATTAAATCTTTTTTCCATAAGTCCAGGCTTTTTAGTAGCAAGTAAATCTAAATTATGCCTAGAGAATATCGCAAGATATTCAGCTTTTTCTTGTTCTATTTGAGCATTTACTCTACTCATTTGTTGTAAAGCCTTACCTTGTTTTTCGTATGATTCTCTTAAAGCCTCTATTGCCTTAGTTTGTTCTTCTAGTGCATACTCTAATTTATTATTATTTTCTTGTAAAGTTAGGTTTTGATTATATAAGTAGTATCCGCCAAGACCTAATACTAATACTAAACCTATTAACATTTGTTGCATTATGTATTCTCCGAAATGTATTTTTTGATAGCACTAACAGTTGTTAATAGTTCTACGTCTTCATCAAGTATTTCAATTTCATATTCTTCTTCGAATTCCATTGTTAATTGTACAATATCTAATGAATCTGCACCTAAATCTTCTATTAGGTTTTTATCATCTGATACAGAATCAATATCTATATTTAATGTATCTGCTATAATTTTTTCAATCATTATTCATCCTCTATTTTATATTTTAAACCGTTCATGCCTCTGAGATGAACTGTTTTCTTATTTTCATCTCTAAATTTTAACTCTTTGAAGTTTGCTTTGATAATCTTTTTGACATGATAATAAACTTGGTCGTCTTCATTGCCCCATTGAGAATCATATGAAACAGTAATTGTGTATCTTACTTTCCATATACCAGTGAACCAGTAATAGAACCTTTTGATGTATCCCCAAGTTTTAATAACAAAATTTTTCATTATACTTTATCTATAACGCCAGAAGTTTCTTCTATTTCAGCTTGTCCTTTTAACATTTTTTTGTTTCTTCTATCAAGAATTCTTCTTATAAAAGCTTTACCTTCTTTAGTTCTACCATCATAAACTTTTTTCTTATGTTTTTTGTGAGCTGCTTTAGGCATCATATCAGCTGGCATTGATACACCACCGCCACCTACTGAATTTGCTGCTGCGTCTTCCCACATTTCTTCGTATTCTTTAAATGTTCTTCTCATTATGCTGCCTTTTTCTTTACTCTAATCTGTGATTTAATATTATATTTTTTTGCTAGCTTTTTAATTGTATCATAATCTTTTTTAGTCATTTTTCTTGCTTTGACCTTTTTAATATTATTTTTAGCTTTATGCTTACGATACCAATTTATAAATTTCATTGCTTGTCTTCTTACAAATAAACTTACTAGTAATGAAAAAACTGTCATACCACCATAATATACAGTTGATATTATAAGTTCAACCGTGCCTTGTTCAAATCCTAATGACAATAAAAAGAGAGTTGCATCCTTAATTCCAGTAAGTATAAACTCTGGCATTATATTAATACCAATAAGAGTTGACATAAATGCTCTTACTTTAGTTCCCCATAAAAGACTAGCAATTCTTTTCTTAGGAATCATTCCAACAATTCTTTGAAAAAACAAACCCCAACCTTCTGAGAAACCTAAAGATTCTAGATATTCTTGTTTTTCTTCAGCAGTCCAAACTTTAGATTCGTCTATTGCTAAACAATATTGAAGTTCATCAGCCAATTCACTATGGTCGTTAAATGTCATTGTTGTCATAGTTTTCCTCCGGCTGCTGCAAAAGCAGCTAAAGCCATATTTTTCTTTTCTTCGTCAGTCTTACCTTTAAATTGTGGAGCATCAGATTTCATAAAATCTTTTATCCATGCACCTACTCCATCAGATACAGACAACTTTTCGTATAATTTGAATGAAATTACCGACATATATCTCCATTGCTTATGTAAATATCTTGATTAGTCTTTGTATGTTTCACTCTATATATATTTATATTTTGAAACTTCCCGATTGGTTCTTGTAAACTATCTACGACTACTCTTGTATTTTTTAATGCTATTACTTCTCCAGTTATTGGTGATGCAATATCTTCTGTTAGTATATAATTACCCGGAAATAAGTTTGAATCTTCATCTTGATACCAAGTACTTTCATTTAAATCATACGGGTCAATCTCTATATCCAATGCTTTTTCTAGCATTTCCATCATTTTCTCATCTGACATATTAGTATGTTCTCTGATAAGAAATAAAGCTGCTCCATATCTAGCTACAAGTGACCTTCCACCTGGTACTTTACCTATTAATCTTTTTAAATTAAATACGAGTCTATGAAAAACTGTATATGCTGCTTTATCTTCTGCTTTTGTTCTCTCTTTTGCTCGTCTTAAGAGTTTACCCTTTTCATCTATGATACCAAGCTTAAACGCTTTCGTATTACGAAATGGAGTTACGAGCAATTTCAAAAATCGAAATGCATAAAATAAATCTCCTGCTCTTGATACAAATGACATTATAGTTCTCTTAATACCTCTACTATGTTGGGGTCCATTATAACCTCAACCTTTTCATCCTCTGGCAAATAGTGAAGATATACTAAGAATGGTTTAATATATTGATAATGATTTTCTTCTATTTTAAACCACATCATCTTATTACATGCTTCTATACCAAATACATTATATAGAACAATTATATGATTGAGAATTAATCTTTCTTGTAATTCTCCATGTTCTTCGTATCTAGTAAGAAGCCTTTTAAGATACTTAAATCTTGAAAGGTCATTCTTAAACTCTTCAACATCCGTACATTCCGGATTGTTATATTGCTGAGCTGCAAAAAGCTTAAAGTTCTTATTATTTAATTCATCAAAAAGTTTCATCATATAACTATATATAACTAGATTACATATCGTCTAATTCTTTTTGAACTGCCTTTAAGTTTTTATTCTTAGACTCAACTCCTAAATATTCGTGTGCAAACTTAACCAATTTAGAATCTGGTCCACTAAGTTCAACCTTTTCGCCGCCGTGCGTGCCAGCTCCTACTGATTTTAACTTAAGTCCCATTTTCTTTTCTATATTAGGAAAATCTGAGTCGTCATAATCGTCGACTTTTAAAGTTCCTTCATTGACTTCTTCTTCATCTTCTTCAGAATCAGATGATTCATCAAACATACCTGAATCTTTCATCATTTTCATGGCATCAGCTTTAGCATTTCTTAAATTTTGTCTATTGATTTTTTCAACAGCCTTCTTAATAAGAATTAGACGTTTTTCCATATCCTTCTTTGATAAAGCTTCTTCTAAATCTTCTTCATCAGATTTAGCTGGTCTAGCATCAATTTCTTCAGCTTTAGCCTTATAGTTTTTATCAACGTAATCAAAAAATTCTTTTTTCTTAGCGTCATCTAAATCTTTAGGTGATTCAACACCAAACTTTTTAAGTGCAGCACTAAAGAATTTTTGATAAGCTTTTTGCTTTTCAGATTCTTTTAATTTATCTTCAGCTACAGATTCTAAAAGTTCTGGATATAATTCTTCAACTTCATCATCTGAATATCCATGACCATCTTTAGATTGTAAATAAGCTAATACATCTGATTTTTTGCCAGATATATCCATAGATGCTTGACTATGTCTAGTTTTTTTGAATTTAAGTTTATACTTTCTTTCGGCTTGTTTTATGCCTTCACCAGTATGGTCAACATCTACTGTTGTTTTACCGCTGCCGGCTTTAAGCTTTTCCACCAAAGATACCGTCACAGTTCCATCAGCGTTTTCTTTGATATTACTACCATCTTCTTTATCGCCGACTTTTTTGCCTTTATGCATCTTTTTAAATTCAGCTTCTCCTTCTTTAGAACCCATGTTTGCATCCTTTGATGGTACATTTGGCTCTTCTACTTCAGAAACGCTCTTTGGTTTATCATGTCCCCAACCCATTTCACTGTATTTGTCGTGTTCAGCCTTATCTTTGACTTCAACGCCTTCTCCAGTTTTTGGGTCATACATCATATGAGGATATTTTACTTCCTCTTTTTTAACAGCTGGCTTGCCTTCGAGTACGTCTTGTACTGTGCTAGCAATGCTTTTTGTTATATCATCGTTAAATAAGTTGTCCATTGTTTTTCTCCGTGTTAACTACTTAAATGAATTATATATTCCCAAGTTATTGCTGATATTAAACCAACTATAATAACCCAGAATATCTTGTTTATTACCCCAACCGTACTTGCATTGCTATTAACTAATTGCTCAACACGGTCTATTCTATTTATAAGACTTTGTATCTGTTCTGACTGCTGCTTATTAAATTCAGCCAGTGTCGAAATCTTTTCTTCAGCTCTCGCAAGCGCTATAATCGCCTGAGCCATCTGGTCCAATTTCTCCTCTATACGGTCTAACCTTTGTGATTGTACTGTATACACTTGTTTTATTTCCCTATTGTCCATCTTTAAATATTATCCTACATTTGAGGTTATTATACCCTTTGATTAATCTATGATATTCACCTTTCGGTATATCGAATATCATGCCAGGTTCTAACAAATATGGAAGACAGTTTTCATATTGAAATCGCCAACCTTCACCTTCGAGGACTTCAATCTCACGAGCTTCATTATCACGATGCCAAACAAATTCTTCGTCGTCTCGATCGATAAAGAATTCTCTTAATTCTCCGCCTAGTTCTTGTTCAGATATGAAAGGAAGTTCTACCAAAAGTAATTACCTCCACCTTTCAATCCAAGTTCTTTTGCATACTTTGGTAATCTGCACGCCCAGTATCCTGCCGTCATCTTATCATTTTTTGTATCGCAATTATGTCTAGAAGCAAAGTTTCGAGCTGCATCTTTGTTGTTTATCTTTGCAGTTAAACCACCTTTTGCATCTCCAAAATTTATTTTCTTAACATTTCCAGTCGTTGGATTTTTTACATATACAACATATTTACTAGGACCTGAAGACCTTTTAGGTTTATTTAGTTCAGGACCTTCAATCATAGGTTGTTCTAATGGAACGTGAGCTCCTTCAAACAAACCAAATGTAGTTCTAAATTCATTAAAGCTTATCATTTTACTTTACAGCTTTTAACTTTTTCATAGCATCATTAGCTTGTTTAGTTAATTCATCTATTTTATCGTAATAACTATATAATTCTTTTTTGTGTTTTTGTTGGTCTTCTTTTGACATACTTTCTAAAGACCCTTTCATGCTTTCTAATCTAAGAATAGCATTCTCATATTTACCTTTAGCCATTCGGAGCTTTTTAATTTGTTTAGAAGTTTTAGCCATTTGTTTATTAAATCTTCTATCAGCTCTTCCTTGTTTATTATATCTCCTATATAGGAATTTACCAGAACCCCATATAGTTTTGATACCATTTACAACTAAAAATTTAATTATAATACCTAATAACTTTAACACCTTCCATATAAACTCTTGTAATTCAAAAACTACCTGACTAACTGCAGGACTTAATTCTTGAAGATTTTTTAAGTCTTCTTCTGTAATTTCTTTAGAAGGGTTTTTAGGTAAATTTCTATGTTCTTTAAATGTTATCATCGTTTTAAATCGTATCTAAACGAACGTCCTCTGGTTTGACCTGCTTTAGTTATTTTAAATCTAGCTATTCTTGCAATCTGGTTAACATGTTCAAGATTACCTTTTTTCATGTCTTTTTCTAGTTCTAGTTTTACTTTCTTCCATATAGTATCTAATATGGAAGAGTCATCCATTACTAATGGTGCTTCGTCTACAGACATATCTTCTTCATTGATGCCATTTACATGTTGCTTAAAACTTTTCATTATGACTCTAAATCAACCTTTCCGTCCCACTTACCATCTTCAATTTCAATCATGTAATCATACAATGCATTTTCTGCAGTGAACATCCCTTTTGTAATTTTAGAGGGTGCACCAGCTGCTCTATTATTATATTGAAATTTTGAATGAAAATCATGAGCCTTTTCAATCATTTTTAACATTTTTTTAATGTTTTTAACTTCTTGTTTTCTATCGAATTCAGAACCTTTGAGCTCAGCTGGACTTTTCTTATGATAATCTAATCTTTCAGAAATTTCTTCTTTAGGTTGAACTATATTAGAATATGTTTCTTTCCATCCTTTCATTGTTAATCCCTCGGTGTAGGCTTAGATAATATATCTCTTGCCTTTGATTTGTTTCGTTTAAGCATATCCATGCCTTTATCTATATAACTGGATAAAGTGCCATAAGGCATTCCTTTCCATTTTTTACCGTCTTGATGAGCAAGATATTTAGCGATTCTTAATCCATCATAAGCTCCACCATCATCTTTTGTATACATACCTTCATCTACATTATCTAAAGGTAATGAATGTAGCCATTTTTCTATTTTCTTTTTAGTGCCATGAACTGTAAGAGTAATACCTAAAACACCGCCTTCAAAATCAGTATCTAGGCCTACTTTTTTAGCAAGTTTATCAGCAATTTTTGCAGTGTTTCTTGACATATTTACTAATTGAAATTTGTCTTCGTTAATAGATTCATTAACATCATCCTTAAGTAATTTCTTAATCTTATCAAGAGCTGATAGTTTACCTTTACCTAAATCGTTATAATGTTTTATTAACTGTCTTTTTTGTCTCATAGAAAGTTCTTTTGATTTTAGTTCAACGCTTCTTTTCACAATACGAGAAAATGCTTGTGCTTTCTTTTCAGCTGGTTTTACTAAAGCTTGTAAATTTTCTTCAACTGATTCATTTTTAGCTAGATGTTTTTCGAAATCTTTTTTCTTTCCTTTATCCCATAGGTCTCCCAATTCAACATATAGTTTAGAATTAATCATTTTTCCTGGCTTAACAGCATGAGATACTCTCCATGCTAGCTCTTTGGACATTCCTTTGAATCTATCCAATGCTCTTTTAACTAAAGCTTTTTGGTGATGTTTTGGTCCACCTATTTCTTCAATTTCTTTTCTTACTTCTTTTAGCTTTTTCATGCTGAAAAATCCTCCGCATTACGGTCTAACCAATCGATGAATTCATCTGGGTCGTCTGTTTTTATTTCGCCATGGTCAAATGCCCAACCAAATAAAGCTTCTTCAGCATCAGCTGGAAATTCAAGGCTTCCTTTAGCTAGAGATTTTTTAATCACTCTACCATATTTTCTTTTAATTTGTCTTTGACTTAAGTTTTTCATAAATCCTTCATTAACAGATTCATTAGCTAGTCTTAATGCATTAGCTACAACTTTATCGTCTCCTAGACCTTTGGCTAATTTTTCTATTTTCTTATAAGCACCAGTCATATTACCACCCATATCCATAGCAATCTTTACTGCCTTTTGAATTAATCTATCCGGATATGATTTAGCTTCTTGAACTGATTCTTTAACTGATTCAAATCTTGGAGCTTTCTTTCTTTTACCAACTCTTAAACCAGCATGAGGGTCTTTTCTATTAAACATTTTTCCAAAAAATTCTTTTTGAACAACTTGTTCTCTAATTTTTCCGTACATATGTTGTGCTGCGCCCCATATTTCTTCTCTTGTCATAGTATCAGCCATGCCCAAACGACTTGGGAACTTAACAGCTTTTCTACCGCCCAGTTCATAACCTACCATGTATTTACCTACAGCTTGGAACATTTCTTCTGGTCCTACTGATTTAGCTGGATAATCTGAATTAATTCCATTTTTCTTTACATCTTTCATAAAGTCATTCAATAATTCATTATACTTCATGTTTGTCTTTTCATTATTATGAATAAATGCAAAGTAGTAATCTCCATCTCTGACAGGATATCTTAAAGCTGTCCAAACTGTTGGTCTAGCTGAATTGCCCGGATGATAATCCTTTTTCAATTCTTCTCTTGCTTTATCTAAATCAGGACCATAAAAGTCTTCTAGGTCTTCCATACCTGGTGGTGAAGCTTTTACATAATCAGCAAATTCTTTATCTACGTCTTTATCTGAAATATGTCGAGAATACGCTTCTGTTAAGAAATTTTCTCTTAGTTGTTTAAATTTAATCATTTTGCTTTCCTCATTGTTTCTTTAGCTTCGCCTTTACTTAAGCCGAATGTTGTATGTAGCCACTTATATAAATCTTTAGGTTGTCCTTCTACAGTCATTTCATTCTTTCTTTTATTCCAATTGTATAAGTACACTCCTTCTTCTTCCCAGTCAGGACTAAATTCTCTTGGGTCGCCGACATCAAAATCTAAAACAACTCTTTGTGTCTTAGCTTCTCTTATTTCTTTAAATGTTTTCATATTTAATTTCCTCTTACCTTTTTAGCTAAATCTTTATCAGCTTTACCCCATGTATCTTTTGATTTTGTTATAAAGGAATTAACTCGAGCTAATCCCCATTGAATAGAATTTTTTCCTGGTTTCTCTCCTCTTTCAAATACTTCTTTAAGTATATCTAAAGGCATACCAGACTTTTTAGCTTTTTTAGCTAAAGCTTTATCTGAATCTTCTGCTACATAATCTTCAAATGTTAAGTGTTCTGCCATCTCTCCAAACATCTTTTTATATTTTGGTGTTGAATTAGCTAGACCTGTATGATATTTAGCTGCTGAAGCTTGGCCGTTTCTATTACTAATCTGAGTCTTTTCAGCTTCTACACAATGAGTAGCTAATGGAATATCACCACTTTCTGGTGTATCCTTAAGATAACGAGCTGTAGTAGCATCTGTACCAAGTTCATTATATTCAGCCAATTCAATATCATCAATCCAATATCTATTTTTACCAAGTTCAGATTCTACTATAACATAATTAGGACCACATACTATAATTTCTCCTGTAGCATTTTGTTCTTTTATATTAACAATATCTCCTACTTTAAATAGTTCGCCTCCAACATATTCTTCTCTTCTTTGAGAAACAACTGGTAAGTCAACATGTTGTCTAAAAGTATTTTCTAATTTTAGACCCATGCCTTTTCTTACAGCATTGAATAGGTCAGTTGGATTGAACTTAGCCGGTAATCCTTTTGCAAAACCAGCTAAGTCGTTCTGTTGAGCGGTCATTCGCATTTTAGAAGCAGACATCCCAGTAGCTCCTTCACTATCTGGGTCTCTTTCTCCTGCACTTACTACATTTATAGCACCTTCGAAATTATAGAAACCGTGTCTAGCATCTACACCATTATATTTGTTTAATAGTATATCAAACTCATTTACACGGTCACTTCCTACAACCATTGTTAATTTAGTATATCCTTGGTCGTACAATTTGACTGCAATATCCAGTACTGTACGAACATCTTTATCTGACATTATCTGACGCGCATGTTTAGGAAACATTTTGCGTAAGAATTTTAATTTATCTTTAAATTTTAGTGGATTGTTTTTAGCATCTTCTGATTTTGATGCGTATATTCTATAACTACCGCCTCTTGATTGTTTTTTGATTTTATCAAAGAGTTTTTCGTGGCCTATTGTAGGCGGATTGAAACGCCCAAAGGCGAAAGTTATTTCTTTATTGCTTTCAGTTAAATAATCACTGAATGACTTTATCGACATATGTATCCTCGGTTCCCATTTAGCCTGGATTATCCCAGCCTTTTATAATATCTTTGCTGAAGTTGTTAGTAGAGAATTCTAATCTGTCTACTAATTTAACAGCACCACCTTCCATTCGATCAATAGCCACAAAGCCTTCAACGCCGGTGACTTTAAATCCGGATTTAGTTTTAACAAACGTACCCATATTTGATAGTTTGTTTAGTTTATTTATAATAATTAATTTGCTATCTGTCACATAATTATGTAAATCAAATATTAATTCCAATTGGTCTAAATTATCTTTACTAAAAAAGTCTAATAGCTCATCTCTTTTATCTATTTGTACTTGTTTACCAGCATCTGAACTTCTTTTATCGATAGCTTTTGCATATCTATCTTGTACAAACATAATTAAACCTTTTGCATGTTTAGCAGTATTTTCAATTCTTTGACCTTCTCTTACTTTTCTATTATTGTAGATATTGATTATTAGGTTTAATTCTGTATTATCTTCAATTTCTTTTAACGATTTTGATGCAATCTTTTGAAATACTCTACCAGCATTTGATAGATTTGAATTTAACATAGCTGTTTCTGATGCAGTTAATGTTGCTGTTCCTGATACATCTTTTAATGTTGCATCATCTTGCCAAACGTCTCTATCTTTTTTTAATTTACCAACAATATCTCTACCAAATTCAGCCTTCATTGTTTCAAATGATTTACCGCTATATGATGTATGCCAAACTATACCAACCTTAGCTCTTTGTATATCTTTTGCTAATCTACTATCAAGTGGTACAGCATATAAGATAGTATTAGGATGGAAAGTAATATATCCAACTCCATCGATTCTCTCCTTTTTTAAATCACTTGCATCAAACATAAAATCTCCTTGGATAACATCTTTGATGCCCAAGTCTTTTAAATGGTCGAATGCAAGTTTTAGTTTTTTACTTAAATCACCTGATGTATCTGCATCGATATCAGCATGACTCTTATAAACCTTTGGATTCTTTGCAAAGATACCTTTCTTCGCTACGAAAAATTGACCATCTTCTGGGTCTTCTCCAGCAAAAACGGCGGGGGCTCCGTCCCACTTGACAGTAATATCTATAGGTGCTTTAGTATTACCACTCAACATATCACGCATACTTCTTAACGCGTTGATAGCTTGGCGAGCCCCCTTAACTCCTCCGTCAAGTATTAAATCCTCAATATGAGTCATATGAGTATTTTTACCTGCGGCTTCTGATAAGTAGTTCTTTAATGTTTTCATTCTTGTCCGAATTTCTTTGGTAGATTAAAATGTTTCATGAAAGGAGGAGTCACTGCCCAACTTCCATCTTCTGATTTTACATAACAAGCTGAACCAGTTTGTTGTCCATATCCTCTAATATGTAATCCAGCTTTCACACCATGTTTATCAATAGGATATGTTTTCTTAAGTAGTTCAGTTATTGTTTCTGTTGGCTCACCCTTTAAAAAGCAATTTGCAGTAGCAGGATGATTTTTACCAAATTTATTTGCTCCACTAAATACTTCAGTTGATTCGTCGTTATCTAGCCAGATTCCAGTATTGTTCTTTTTATCTTTTACAAACCAATGCATTGTAGGACTTCTTTCTCCAATCTCTCCATCATTAAGTCTTTTATGCATATCCATTATAATTCTAATTGCTTTACTTTCACCAAATATCTGTTCAAATCTTTCTGGCTTCATCCAATTTTCTATAAAGGTTGCATTATCAGCTTTTAAACTGTATTTTAATTCATCACCGTATCCTTTTAAGTTTTCAGCTAGTTTTACGTATAAGTCTGTTTTAGGATTACCACCTATGCCTTTTGGTGTAGGAGGAGATGATAATTCAGTAATATGATATTCTTTTCCTTTGTGTTCAAATTCCCAATTACCACCTGAACCATTTATAAACACATTAGCAATTTGTCCTTCATGTCCATGACCACCCTTAAAAGGCTTCCAGACGTCTGGATTAATTTTATCTTTTAAATCTACTTGAATGTAATCTACTTTTTTACCGGACGGTTTTAGTATTTTACTGAGCGGTAGTCTATACTCTTCTCCTTTATATTTAATTTTAGCAGTATAGGACTTACCGCTCATTTCTAAATCTTTTTCTTCACGGTCTAAGATTTTAAAATCTTGACCCTTTTTGATTTCTTTATCTGTAGGTACACCTTCTAAGTCTAATAAAACTGTAGTTTTATCAGCTTCGTAGTCCATATTTTGGTCTGCAGCTTTTTCTACATATTTGTAGAATGCACCGGTTGGTTGTGAATAGTTGACTGTTCTTCCGGATAAAGTTGCTTCGTATATAAAAGATTTTAAGGTTTTCATAGTACTCCCGTTAATATTTAGATAATACTATTTATAAACTTTTAATTGTCAGTTTTCTTTTCTATCCAAAAAGGATTGGGTATTATATCACCATTAGTTTTGAAACAAATGATTTTTTCGTCGTGTAGTTTTTTGACACATCTTTCGGCGCCCTCACGAACGCCAATATTGAATGATTGATATCCACACGCAGCAACAATAATTACTAAAAAGACGTATTCCATTATTATCTCTGATAGATGTATAAGTCAATACGCTCAGCATGTCTAAGAGGTAAAGACTGGTCGTAAGCCCTAGGATGTTTGCCATCAGCTCTAGCATGCTTGGTACGAGGACCTCTTGCTTTAAGAGCGACACGATACTGTTCGTACCATTGACTCCCATACCCGTCTTTCTTCTGACGGGAACCATATTTAAATCTTCTTAAATCCGCATTAACAACCTTTATTGCTTTACGAATAGTTTCAATTTCTAACATATCTGAAGCACTTTCAGTATGAAAGGTTTTTATATAACTGTCTGAATATCTCATTTTAGTGTATTGGCCTCCCACCTAATGTGTGTAAAAAGAATTGATTTGGAATATCGTGACCAGTTCTTCTAAGAACAGATTCACACATTTTATCCCAAGAATCGTTTGTTGTTTCTGGATTATTATCTCTAGCCCAAGCTAATTCAACTAAATCTAATTCAATTTCCAATGGTATATCTGTAGCGATATGTGTTAATACTAATAGATTTTCCATGATTAATCTCCCATCTCTTCGAATCTTTTTTGAACGAGTTGTTCAACCACTTTATCTCTATCAGTGAAAGCAACTCTTTCATCGAATGAATCACAAAGGCCAGGTTTTGAACCACCCAGTAATTCGATTAATATTGACCCAGTATTCATCGCCTCAACTTCTTCAGCGATGTTCTCTAGAATCATTGTATTTGTGTTATTTGACATTTTTAACTCCTTATTTAATTATCTAATATGTATATTATATCATACTTTTTCGCAAATGTAAACGTTTTTTTCACCTAAAAGTGAAAATAATTAGCAGAATAGTGTTGTTTAAAAGTAAGGGGAGCTGAACGCTCCCCCATGATGTCAATAATAAAGGAGTGTTATACTTCTTTTGCTATAAAAGTGTATACACCGTAAGCAAGGGCTACCCAAGCTACTATGTCAACCAAGCCACCTAGTAGTAGGTAAGATAATGATAAACCGACGATAAGTCCGCCGTCCCATGAAGTTCTTTCACTCCATCTGTCCATTACCCATGCTTTTGCTGTATTTAACATGTTCATATGCATTTATTCTCCGTATTTAAAGTTTAAAGTCGGCAAAGGAGTCATTACTTTCTCGTTCACCAAACTTGTTAATCGGCTTATCTGGCACCATTTCAGTCATGATGTCTGATTGAGCCGACTCCTCTACATCGTATAATTTCATGCGGGAACGGTCCACACCA